CCTTCGCGGGTTACGTGACCCGGCTGCGTCCGGCGCTGCACCCGGGGTGGCGGCTCACCGGCCGTGCCACGGTTCTGCTCCCGCAGTACCTCCCAGCGCAGCGGTTGCACGAGTGCTTCGAGATGGCCGGTCGCTTCGGCGGCATCGGTGACGGCCGAACGGGGGGGCTCGGCTTCGGTCGCTTCCTGATCCGCCGTTTCGAGTCCGTCTAGTCCGTTGACGGTGGGGGCTACCGGCCCCCGCCGTGAGAGGACTGGGCCGGACGGGAGGGGAACGCAGCGGACCGGACCGGACGGGCTTGGAACGGAACGGAGGGGACGGGAAGGGACAGGGCTGGAGGGGACAGGGATGGAGAGGGTAGGCGGGGAGCGGCGAGGAGCGGGAAGCACTGGAGGGGCGCGGGACGGACCGGGGAGGCGAGGACTGGCATGGACAGGCAAGGACAGGGCAATCCGTTGACGGTGGGGCCGCGTGCGACCCTGCCGTGAGCGGAGCGGATGGATGGGAGCGGATAAGAGAGGACGGGGGCGGCAAGGAGCGGCGAGGAGAGGGCCGGAACGGGTCGGATAGGATGGGAGTGGACTGAATAGGGATGGACTGGCGTAGCATGCGCGAGAAGCCCCTCGGTTAGCGGCCCTTCGCTCTTGGTCGAACGAAGTCCCCCGCGCCGGGGGGCTTCTCCTTGAGTTCAGCCGCACTCTGAATACGGCATGCCACAGAACGACTGCGCCTGATGGCGCTCTTTCGCCGTAAGCAAGCACGCCAGATCGCCGACCTCGAGCGCAGGATGTTCGAGAACAGCGCGATGGTCCCCCGCTGGGGTGCGTGGAATGCCTCGGTAGCCGGTCCGTGGGTCACCGAGACGACGATGGTGGGTGTTCCCGCCGTGGCTGCGTGCATCCGGCTGATCGCCGAGTCGATCGGGATGATGCCGATGCTCGTCTACTCGGGGGATCCCCCCGACCGGGTGAAGGCCCGGGACTCCTGGCAGTGGGAGCTCCTGCACGACGAGCCCAACCCCGACCAGTCCGCGTTCGACTTCTGGCAGGACGTCTCCACCTCTATTGAGGTCAACGGGAACGCCTACATCTGGAAGGTGAAGGTCCGCAACGAGCCGCTGCAGGCGCTCATCTGCCTCAATCCCAACGACGTCCGGGTGAAGCGGGCGACCGAGGACGTCGTCCTGGAACCAGACGACGGCCGACCGTTCCGGGTCGCCAAGGGCGAGCGGTACTTCGAGCTCTACCGTAACGCTAAGACGGTGCCGGTGCCGGCCGACCAGATCCTCCACATCCGCGGCTGGTCGCTTCGACCCGGTGCCGACATGGGGGTTTCGCCCATCACCATCCACCGGGAAGCCCTCGGCAAGGCGATGGCGACCGAGGAGTTCGAGTCACGGTTCTTCACCAACAACGCCTCCCCCTCCGGTGCGATCCAGATCCCCGGCAACCCGCCGGCCCCGGCCGACATCGACGGCCTCTATCAGATGTGGATGGAGCGCCAGGGAGGGCTCTCGAACGCTCATAAGCCCGTGATCCTGACCAACGGGGCCACCTGGCAGCCGATGGGCATGAACCTCCAGGACGCGCAGTTCGTAGAGCAGAAGCGATACGGCCTCGAGGACATCGCCCGGATGTTCCGCATCTCCTCGACGCTGCTGCTGGGCCTCTCCGGCTCCCGCGGGCCGCTCCCGCCGACCGCGGAGGACTTCGAGCGGTTCCTCAAGGTTGACCTAGCTCCTCGCCTGACCCGAATCGAGACGGCACTGGCGCGGGACCAGGACTTGTTCCCCGACGGCCCCACTGAGCTATTCCCCGAGTTCCTTGCTGACGCCGTCCTCCGACCCGACATCCAGACCCGGTATGACGCCTACAGATTGGCCCGTCAGGGCGGGTGGGTCACCGCGAACGAGATCCGGGAGAAGGAGAACTACCCACCCCACGCGCAGGGCGACGAGTTGCAGGTCACTCCGGTCGGTGGCGCTCCGAACGAAGGCCCGGCCGGGCCTAGCCCCAACGGGAAGGCACCCATCCCGACTCCACCGGCCAGCGTGAGCAGCTGATGCTCCCCTTCCTTGCCGCGACCCCGAACCTTGCCACTGATGGAGGACTCCATGACTGAGGAAGCCGCCGCACAGGTGAAGTGCCCGACCTGCGGCTACATGAACTCTCCCGACGCCACGATGTGCGCTGAATGCGGTGCTCCGATGCCGACGGGGGCGACTTCGTTGGTGGCCCCGGAGCAGTCCGGGCTCATCCACCGCGAAGACGGGATGCTCGAGGTCCGCGTTCCCATCGGTGAGTGGGAAATCCGTCACTCGGGCCGGCCGCAGGAGGCGTTCACCGTCCGCGGATACGCCGCGGTGTTCAACCAGCTGTCTCTCGACCTCGGTGGGTTCCGGGAGAAGATCGACCCGACAGCATTCGACAAGGTGTTGACCACGAACCCGGACGTCCACTTCGTCTGGGACCACGACACCCGCTACACCCTGTCTCGCACCCGAAATGGCACCCTGGCCCTCCGAACGGACGAGGTCGGGCTGCACATGGACGCCCAGGTCGGCCCCTTCTCGTACGCCAAGGATCTCCGGACGGCCCTGGAGGGCGGCTACATCGACCAGGCGTCGTTCGCGTTCCACGTCGAGGACGGCGGGGACGAGTGGGAGATGTCCGATGCGGGCGCTGCGCTCCGCACGGTGCGCTCCATCGACGGTCTGTACGACGTGACCGTGACGGCTAAGGGCGCATATCCACAGACAAGCTTGGTGACGGTTCGCTCATTGATGCAAGCCGCCATTCAGGATGGTCGCCTGTCAGCGCGGGAGTTCATCTCGAACTCTGCCCAGCCGGCAGGGGCCACACCCGTCGCACCTCCAGAGGTGGGCGAGCAGGAGTCGCAGCAGGGCTCCGAGGCTGATCCCGAGATCGAAGCTCGCCGAGCGCGGCTGCTCAATCGGGCCGCCGTGGCGAGGGACGACATCGGGGCTCTGTCCGAAAGGCTAGGGAAACTCTGATGCCCAAGATCATGACCCTCGATGAGTTGCGCGACGCGCTCACCGGGGCCAAGAACTCGATGGAGGAGACCGAGGCAGCCATCCAGGCCGCCGGCGGTTCCGCATCGGAAGAGACGGTGACGGACCTCGAGGAGAGGTTCGACGCCGAGATCGCCGACGTGCAGCGGCTTTCCGCGGCTGTCGAGCGGCAGGAGCGGATGGCGGACGCCTACAAGGCCATCCCGCGGCCCGAGCAGGACGCTCCCGAGTCCCGGGTGCGGGTCGGCTCCGAGCCGTTCACCTACCGCCGGTGGGAGGAGTACCGCAACGGTCAGGACATCCCGATGTTCTTCCGGGACATCCTGCTGGCGACCAGGGAGGGCGACCCGGCAGCCCAGACGCGGCTGCAGCGTCACTCCCGCGAGATGGAAGTGGAAAACCGGGCGGTGTCCTCGGGTACGGGTACCGGTGGCGGGTTCGTGCCACCCCAGTACCTCCAGTCGGAGTGGGCGGCCCTCGCCCGCGCCGGCCGTCCGTTCGCGGACGCGGTGCGGTCGATCCCGCTTCCGTCCTACGGGGTGGCGTTCAATATCCCGCGGGTCACCACGGGTTCGACAGTCGCGGTGCAGGCCGGTGAAGCCGGGGCCGTGGCGGACACGTCGATCGCCGACACCGAGCTCGCCCTGACCCTGACCACGATCGCCGGCAAGACGGACCTGTCCCGTCAGGCGTTCGAGCGGTCGCAGCCGGGTCTGGACGAGATCATCGGCATGGACCTCGCCGCGGACTACGCCCGCCTCGTGGACGCGCAGTGCGTCAACGGGACCGGCGCGAACAACCAGACCGGCATCCTGCAGGCTTCGGGCACCAACTCGGTGACGCTCTCCACGGCCACCGTCGCGGCGTTCTACCCGAAGCTGTCCGACGCCATCCAGCGGATCCACACGCTGCGGTACATGGCTCCGAACCTCATCGTCATGCACCCCCGACGGTGGGCGTGGCTGCTGGCCGCGGTGGACTCCTCGGGACGGCCGCTCGTCGTGCCGAACGCACAGGTGCCGATGAATGCGCTCGCCGAGTTCGGCCGCGTGGCACCGCAGGCGCTCGTCGGCTCGATGCAGGGCCTCCCGGTCATGGTGGACGCCAACATCCCGACGCTGAACGGCGCGTCGACCACTGAGGACGCGGTCTTCGTGACGCGCACCGACGACAACCTGCTCATGGAGTCAGGTA